CCAGCAAATACCTTGTAGTTATCAACACGGGAATTGATCGTCCGTGGATCCTTAAACTCAAGGTAAAATTCACGTTTGATAAAAGATTTAACCTTTGACCAGCTCATCGGCAACATACCTCTCTCATACTCAACACGAAGTTGTTCTTTTCTAACAAGAGTGTATGGTGCATTAGCAATCCAGCTGTCAAAATCAGGGTCAAGGTGCACATTACCTACATGTTTATCTAACCATCTCTCAACAAAGGTCACGAATTCAGAAGAGACATCTTTCGTGATCTTTGGCGGGCGTCTGAAGATCCTTTCCTTCACCAACTAGTTGATTTTTCCAGTAATGTGGGTCAGCAACAGGGAGCACGTAATTTGAGGATACTGCTCCAATCTGGTGGACGATGGGTTCTCTTGCCGTGTCCGCTGCGTGCAACACGCGAGCGGTAGCGTCTGGTTTCTGAGGAGACCGAGACACTATCTGCACTCCGTCATCATCCACGCGGAATCCGCATAGGTGATGCGGAGCCAGGAGTCATTTTTTGGAGTCACTTGGTCCACCACCGTGGACACGAGAGTGCAGGGGCAAGCGTGGCTGATTGTCGACAAAATCGTTGTCATTATTGTCGTTATCGCCACAGACATTGGTTGGGAAGACGGAATCATCATCGTCTTCGTCATCAGTGCTATCATCAGACTGATTTTCTCTGGGAAAGGCAGCAACATCGGCATTCTCATCGCCTCTGTTGAATTCATTGTCAAGTTGACGCGCCCTACGCAGCAACGCAGGGGGAATCCCTTGAACAACGGCCTCTTGTGCTTGAGCACGCGCCTCAGCGCTATCAGTTACAAACTGATCTTTCGTCACCAAGGTCTCAATGGCCTCTCGCTCATCAAGATCAGCGTTGGTGGGAATCTGAATTGTCGAATTGTGGACACTCGACATCATGCTTTCCAATGGCGTGTCCTCTTGCATTGATCTAAAACGCGGTACATATGGAGTCGTCAAGGTTTCAAAGCTCGACTCATCATTGTACATCTGCAGGACACACTGATTGGGAGCAAACTCATCAGCTTGAGTCAACGCCATAATTGTGAGAATGGCGGCTTCAATGCAATTGCGAACAAGGGGCAATTCAATCTCAATAGGAACATTGAAATTATGGCCCAAACCCCATCGCTTCCAGCACCTTGCTCTCAACTGTTTCGGTGGAAGATCGGCCAGTTCCAAATTAACAAAGAAGTTAACAATGTCATCACAGGCCAAAAAATAAGTTGAGCTACGGTGCGGATTGTGGTACTTGGTACCAAGGTAAGTTGCATTGGTGAGGTAGACAGTGAAAAACATCTCAGAGGTCGAGACTTTTTCTGTCCTTTGGCATCTCCAAGCTGCACGATGATCACTGGTCCAGAAAGCCGCAGTGTCGTGCCTAGCATAACAGTCCATGTACTCTCTTTTGGTGTTTCTCCTGAGGGACTTCCAAAAAGATGTCTCATGCAGTAACATGGGTAATGATGCTTGGGTAATCGAGTGTGGCCCTTGGTTGGCCATCCACTCATCAAGCCGGCTCTTATCCCAACCAAACGTGTGGTCAATCTTGTTGAGAAGGTTCTTAGCCGGTTGAACCAATAAGCGGTGCCCGAGCTTACTGGTGAGGGTGCGAGGCATGGAATCACGCATAAGTTGGTCTTTCAGCGTAGGATGCCTGCAATCTTGCACGCCAGACATAACTTTCAAAGTAGCTAAATTGACTACTTCACTAGTCATGGGTTTGCATTGATAACGGTCAACGCATTAAGCGGAAAGAATCACTCAGGCGCTGACTCCGGGAGGTGGAAATCAATTTCAGCCACCAACGGGAGCACGCCATCCTTG